CATGGTATGATTGTCCAAGAGATACCATTTGCTCTGCCACTACAATTCGTGCCAGTGCTTGGACTATATTCTCTACGACCTTTCCTCCGTATATATAAGTCCAGTTGTTATGGGGGATAGTTTCCCCTTGCAGTTTAGCAGACATAATCTTTCGGTATGTCCGTGAGTCAGACACATATCTAAACTGATTGTCAGTATGATTGAGCGTAGGGTACTGTATACGTAACCCACTTGGCAGTAGTATGCCTTGCTTGTCATACGTCACATAGTCAGAGATGTTACCACCTCGCCCTGCTATCATGTCAGACAATGCCGATTGACATCGTTGCCATAGTGCAGTGATGCGGTGGTTCTTATCTCTATATAGATAGACAATACGCTTGGCTTCTTCCAATGGTATGTCTACCTTGAGACCACCCATGCCTAGTGCTAGTGTGCTACGAAACTTTTCAGCACCCATGCCATAGCCTAGTCCTAGTATACAAGTCTTACCAACAAAGCGTTCTAGCTTGTCCTCTTTGGTTATAGTCTTGCCGTATACATTAGACGCAAACTCACTGTATACATCACGCCCTTGTCTAAAGGCTTCAACCAAATCATCTTGACCTGCTAGGTGTGCCAGTACCCTTGCCTCTATCTGCGATGAGTCACAAGCAATCAGCTTATGTCCTTCAGGGGCAGTCAGGGCAGAACGTATAGCACCATTCCTTGGTAGGTTCTGTAGGTTCAGCTTGTCACCACCACTAAACCTACCAGTGTGTGCGCCATAGTAGTTCAGCATGATAGGTAGCCTACCTCTGTCAGCAACCTTGATTAGGTTCTCTGTCCTAGTCTCTTCGATGGTGGACTTGATACCCAACCTTGCATTACATAAGGCTTGTACTTTAGGTGACCCAGTTTCACATAACTCAATGAACCCTGCATCTGTCTTGGCAAATGCCCATGTCTTGTTACCAGTGGTAGGACTTACCTTGGTAGGTGGCTCGACACCCATAGCTTTGAGTAACTTGGCAAACTATCATTGCTTGCGAGAGCTTGTCTTAACTTCTCTGGGTCTAAACCTTCAGAAGATAGACTGTCAAGAAGTTGTGCTTTGTTTGTCTGCACTCTTTCCAGGTGAGAGCTAAGAGTATTCTTATCCAGTTCAATCGTAGGCTCTGTGTACATACGAATGGTCTGGTCAATCACCATCAGTTCAGATACTGGAAAGTTCTTCTGTATTTTCTTGAACAACTTGTATGTAAGTTCAACATCGTTGATTGCATAATCACCGAATCGGTCAAGCTGTTGTGGTGTGAAGTCCGACCTCCGCATGCCCAGAGTCTGGAAAACCTCATCGCCCTTCGCCCCTATATTATAATGTATAGATAAATTTTTGAGCGACCCACCGATAGTCTGACCAACGAGGGGGCGTGTCATCAGCATGGTATCAAACCAAAACTTTGGCTTTATATTATATAGCCATGACAGTATCGCCCCATCGAACATGGTGTTGTGACATAGTATGGCATGTTCAGTGTAGTCGATGTCGTTGAGGAAACCCCCCACATCACTACCTGCATACCATGTGGTAGGGTTGCCATCTACCTTGACAGCAACCCCAATAACCTCAAACCTACTGTCACGTACATAGGCTTCCGTTGTCATCTTCGACAACGAGAACTCCCTACTGTAATAGGTTTCAAAGTCTATTGTTATGATACTCATACTTGCTCACTCGCCAGTGCTATGTACCCACACCCATCACGATAGTTATCTACCTTCTTGGGATTGTTCTTGGCTCTAGCTATCTTCAACAAAGCCATCATCATAGGCACGTCATGTGGTGTGAACTCTGTTCCCTTGTACGCAGTCCACAAGTCAGCGATAACCTGTGCATTCTCTGCAAAGTCTCCGTGTTCCTGTTCACGTTTGTCACTCACCAACTCGTTGGCAGATGTCAGCATCTGTGTCCGCATGCGGATCTTAGGTTTGACAAGTATCTCTTTGGGTGTACCTGCCTTACTCCGTAAGTTATAGACATACTTCTCTGAACACTTACATGCCTTGGCTACATCTTTAGTCTTGGCATCTGGATGTTTGATAAGGTATGCCCACACCTTTTCAGATTTAGTTTTCTTTCTCATGTCCGTCTCCTTTCACTAACGAATATGATTCAACATTCCCCCCACATTGGTGAGAGTATTTGATAGCTACCTTGACTGCTTCAATAGCCGTAGCTCCCATAGCCAATGCACCATAGGCAAAGTCAGATGCTTCACCAAATGCACAAGCGTTTACCCCATGTACTATGGGATAGGGTGTACCCTCGTAACGTAGTAGTCCTTGTTTGTTTACGAGGATGAATTGATAGTAGTGGTTTTCTAATGCACCATAAGGGAACTCAACGGAGGGGTCATTCCTCATGACCCACTCCTTATGTCTGTGTATATTCTTAAGAGTACCCACTCCACTCAAGATACAAACTGTATTACCTATAGTTTCGTACCATGCTTTGGGTGAGTTATACTTGGCATTACCCATAGTACATTGGGTATCAGTAGCAAGTACCTCACCATCCCATGCAATAACTGTCATCGCTCTACAACCTTTCCATCAGCAGTCAATGGCTCAGATACAAACACACCAAAGTCTTTCCTCAACTGGTACGACAAGTCATTCATCAACGTGTCAACGTGTTGTAGGATGTGTGCATCTGTAGCTATCGTGTTACCGTAGGTGTTGGGCGTAGCTGATTCAACGAAGGCTTCAAGAAACTCTGGTGTGTATTCATTAGACTGCATAGCTTCCTTGAGCATACCGTAATACTTCTTGGATTTCCAGTTAGGCATCTGCCATTGCCAACGATGTTGACCCTTCTTCTCCATCTCTGCATGCTTGTCATAGATACGCTTGGCATGTTGTTGCAATGCACCTACCTTGGCTCTAGCTTTTAGACCACGCTTGAAACGTCTGAGCATACGAAGCCATACCCTACGTTTCTCTGTGTCAATCTCTCCACTCGTAGCGTATTGTGGATTGACACATACACCGTCATCATTGAACGTCATACCTGCAAAGTATTCAGTGCCATGTTCTTTGAATGCATCCCACCAAGATTGATAGTAGTTACCCCCTTGTTCTCTAGGGGGTGTAACTCTGTCCAACAAACCAGTGTGTGCAATACGATACCTACCTCTACCCATACGTTCAGTAAGTATGGGTATAGCATTGTGCAAAGCAGTAGATAGAGAAGCATGCATGTTTCTCCAAGAGAGACTATCAGATGGCAGGACAATCCTACCATCTGGATGGAACTCAGCTATCACTGCTCCCTTGTCATAGTTCCAAGGTACATAGCATACCTCGTACACATCTTGGTTCTTGAATAGCCTACACCATGTACGCATAGGCTTACCCTTCTCTGGGTTTCTACATGTGTCAAACATACGCTCACAATCAGCGTAGTCTTTCACCAATGGTTCTCCAAAATAACTCATGTGATACCTCCTTACTTGGTTATCTTGCTTAGTGCCACGGCACTAGTCATTGCGTTAAGGTCAAGGTCTAGCTCCTCTGCCTTGATTACCTTACGTTCCTTGACAGTCTTGTGTCTGTCCTTAGCTTCCTCTGGTAACAAATCCCACAACGGACGCCATGCTTTTAGAGCAGGTGCTAGTGTGGTATATGTCTCCATCAACTTGTTGACAGATGACAAGAAAGTTTCTTGTTTGTTGACAGCTTCAAAGACTTTGCGATTGTACTCTTTGAACTCTGGCTTCAACCAATCCCAACGTGAGTCAGTATAGTCAAACTTACTGTTGGTATAGTTAGACAAGAAACCAGTAGGTGCATTAGAGAACTTATCAACCCAAGGCATGGGTTTACTGAACGTCAACCTAATGCTACCTTGCAACATCCATGTCTGATGTGTGTAGTCACCAGTCTGCCATACATCCTCTGGTGCATTAGCAAAGCCACCAACCTCAATGTATTCTGATGTACGCAATACATAGTCTGGCAGTGATGCCATCTTCTGTCGTACATCGGCAGGAAAGAAACACTCATACACCTTGTCTGCCCAATGAGCAGGCACGTTTTCTTTTGCCTGCTTTATTCTGTCTTGGAACATAGCCTTAGCTTTGTTCCGTATCTCACCCTTGAGGGTGTCACTAAATCTAACTGTTGCCATTAGTTTACTCCTTCCATTTTTACAACTTCACCGAATGGTGCATCCTCTGCATCTGTAGTAACCCACAATACTGGGCAGTCAGGCTCAGTACCAAAGTCATTACAGCAGAGGTCAGTTAGAAACACACAAGCAACTGGACTTATGTCGTTGTCTTGCATGTACTCAAACACTGGTGAGAAGGCAGTACCTCCGCCACCATGTGGTTTAATCTCTGGTCTATCGTCTTGACCAAAGCAATCATAGTGACTCACTTCACTATCGAAGTAGATGACATGAGTCTTGATAGGTTTGTGGTCTTCCCATACCTTAATGATTTCAGTAGCGAACTGGTCTATCTCTACTTGACCAATAGAACCAGAGCAGTCAACTGCCCATACAAGTTCACCCATCACCTCGCCAGTGATGCTAGGTAGATACATACCCTGCTGAATGAAACGTCTGTTGGGTCTAGCAAATGTTCTGTCATCAGTCTTAGCCTTGACGACAAAGCGTTGCATTACATCTGCCCACAACACCTTGGGTGTTAGTAGTTCACCGACTAGGCGTTCGACACCTGCACTCAACTTGCCCATCATCTTAGCTGACTGCACTGCTTGAGCTACCTTGACACGCCACTCTGCTTGTTGTTGTGCAATCTCTGCTTGTGATTGACCACCATCTTGAACGTCATCGAATGGCTGACCTGCACTACCATACCCTCTACCGTCCTCTGGTGTGTCGGGTAGTTCATTGTAGATTTTGTCAGTCACACCATCGCATCTGTTGTACAAGTCCACATCTAGTAAGCCACCCTCTGGCATCTTACCTAGACCCTCATCAGTTAGTATCTTGTTGATGACGTAGTCACCTGCTTGATTCCACTTGTACCCATCACGTTCACCACGTCTTGTGGTGTGTTCAAACATTGGATGTGCAATCTCATGTGCAACAAGGAACTTGAGTTCCTCATCGTTCAATGTATCAACAAAGTCTGGATTGAACTTGACCCACTTACCATTGGTACATGCAGTAGGTATGTTCTCATCTAGACTGAACGGCATGTTCATAACGAGAGTACCCCAGAAGGGGTACTCCAACATTAGTGATGTCTTTGCCTTAGACAATCTTGTTTGTATATCCATCATAATTCTCCCATGAATACTGACATCTTGTCTGCAATAGCCTTAGCTTCCCTTGCCTTCTGGTCTCTTAGATCCCAGTCCACACGCAGTGCATCAGGGTTCTGAGTAGCCAATGATCTCTCAACTTGTTGACGCATGGTCTCAAGGTTAGGGTCATCAGCAAAGTTAAGCCGAGGTAGTACACCACAGATGTCGTTAATGTTTGCAACTAGTGAGTCACGAAAGACACCATTGGGGTCATTCAACTTGTCACTAGCATGTTTGACTACATCGTACAGTCGTTGCCATGCTTCCTTCATAGCTTCCTGCGATGCATTGGTTACTCTGTCAGTAACCTCTTGTTGGATAGCAGACAGTTCTTCATCTGCAATCTGTACACGGAAGTCATCGGCAGGTACTGGTAGGACAATCATCTCCATACCAAACTTAGCACGTAGACCATCGATAGTAGGATAGTCCTCTTCCTTGTACAGTCCGTTAGGTAGCAGTCGCTGTGCATCCAGTTTCAACTGTGGATACGCATCAACAAACTGGTCAACTAGACCAAGCCATTGTGCTTTCTTGGCACGATGCTCAGTCATAAACGACAGATAGTTTTTGGATGGCAACATCTGCGTACCATTGATACCCCACGGTAGAGTATTCTTGTAGTACTCTGTCCGTATGGTAGTAGTCAGCTTGTGAATGTTACCAAGGTAATCATTGAGAGGAAGCAGAGACTTGTTGTATCTGCCTGCCTCAACCATTGCTTGGTACTGGTCAGCAACTTGTTGTGTTACCTTCTTGTCATACTTACGTGCCGTCCACTGCGACACGTTAAGTTGCACAAGTAATGCTTTGTCTGTAAGTTTCATATTCACCTCCACTAGAATAAGACATCTTGGTTATCAACTGCCCACTTGGTAAACGCACCACTACTAGCAAGCTCCTCATTCTTGCGAGTAGCATACGACCAACGTAAGTAATTACTCGGTCGAAGTTAGCTAGTGTAGCCTTGTGAGCAAGAGTGCCACACAATGCATACAACGTAGCAGGATCATCTGGTACATTAGAACCAGTAGGATTCATCAGTATGTTGTCAGGGTTAGGTAGCTTACGATGTATCTTGAGGAAGCCAACAAACTCTGCCGCCGCACCTTCACCAACTGCACCCTTGAAGCATTCATACTCTGCATCAGCAGGTACAATACCAATCACATCAGACACACCCTCAACCCATGAACGTGGTGTAGCATTGATGTCACGCTGTGGGTCAAAGTCATGTAGCAGATTAGGTCTGAACCTAGTGAATGATATGACCTCTGGCTTGACATCGTGTTCAATTGCCCATGATGAGAAGTCATCAAGGTGTGTCTCAAGTTCAAGAACAGTCTCACGATTACGCAAGTGTGACAGTATTCTGTTAGCACCTGCTCTGTCTGACTGTCTGTTACCAGTTGATACGACATGCCAACCCTTCTTCAATGGTACACCATGCAATGTCCTAGCTTGTAGTATGTTAGCCATTACCTTCTGAATATCAGCAGGTGCTTGGTTACGATCATCGAAGCAGATAATACCCTCATCTGGTATGTCTGTTCTGCCTTCAGCAGGATACCAATCGGGTAACTTGTAACCGAATGAGTTACCTTGTACTGCCATGTCTGGCACACCAAAGTCCTCGACAAGCATAGTAGGTGTATGCTTCTCGATGTAGCCAACGGATAACTCACTGGCAACATCTTGTACGATGGTAGTCTTACCGCCCCCTGGTGCACCCTCGATACACACAGGACGTTTTGCCTTGAACAATTCTTTCAAGGTCTCTTTCAATAATGTAGCTCGCATCATATACTCCCTTCCAAAGATTTAAATTTGCGATGGTCAACGCCATAGGATACGACTTGATTGCCCACCCTATTCTGTTTGGCAACTGCCTTGTTACTGTAAAAGATGACGTTGCCATTCTCATCCTTTACTGGTCTTCCGCCTTGTTTATCTCGCAACATAAACAACCTCATGCTCATCCGTTTGTTATGAGCATGCCTATGTATCTCATGGATTGCTTCATGCTGTTTGATAAACCGCTTCACATCTTGCTTAGCCATATCTTTACTCCTTCCCATATAGCTGATGGTGTTAAGCACGAATGCTCGTATGTCCACAGTGATTCATCCCATGTCTCACAACCTAGGATAAAGTTGACACCAGTGAACGCTATGAGGAAAGCCATCACCACAGTGATGACCACCCCCAGTATTATCTCAGTCAGTTTACTCACGAGAATAAACCCCAACCGAAATAGCTATCGGCTAGTGTCAAGCATACACTCGACACCAAACCGTATAGTATCCAAGAAAAGATGACAGATAGTTTCATTTAACTAACCCCCCCTTACTATTGATACCCACCAAGTCATCACGATTAGTGACGACAACGTAATTAGATTTGTGCATTGGCACGACAGTATGCACAACTGTATCAGCATGCTTACTGCCACATGGTAGGCAAGTTACATACCCTAGTTCATACCGCCCAATAGGATATTGGTTAGCACAATATACACATCGTTTAGTTCTCATAAGACCTCCAATAAAAACAGCAGGGTGCATTACACACCCTGCTATCGTGGTTAATATAACTGTCAAGCTACAGTACCTCAGCCTGTACTCTATCGTTGTTATCATTCTTGACTATCTGCAAGAAGTAACCATAGCCTCTTCTAAAAGACATGGTGTATTCAGTGAAGTCAAAGCCAGATAACTCTTCAGCAGTAAAGCGATTAGTACCAGTTCGATTAAGCTTCTTCATAAGATCGGGGCAGTATACATCCACTTTACAACCCTTCTCTTTAGCCTTGTTAACCATGAACTGAAAACAATCAGCGACTGTACTGTTATCGAACTGAGTAGCATTAGGATTAGTACCGAAGTACCTATCACCCTCACCAATAGGCTTGATAGCGTTAGTGTTAGGGCCTTTATACAGTTCAATTTTTCCATCATATGACATTGCCATAAGACATCTCCTTTATATTGTTGGTTAATACACTCAGTAAGACCGCCTCGCCGAGTGTCCCCAAACTTGACACATCCGAACCGAAAAGTCAATTTTGCTCGGCTATAATATAATACTACAGGAACATGTATCAGATTGTGTATCGGCATTATGATATATATTACAACAACTTATGGTATAACGATATAAATAATCTAGTAATCTAGTATGTAATGTTACTACGGCAAACCTATATACACGTAATAGTGGGGTATTCTATAGGTGATATGTGTAAAATACATAGATTATTTAGATTATTTAGATTAACTTGACGCTTATATGGTACTATCCCCTTGATAAACCTGACATTTATGGGTCGTGTGTGTATAGTTTGTTGATACAAAACACAGGTAAGTGTGTCTAGTTAGTACTAGATTGTGTGTATTAACACCACCCCCCCTGTGTATAGTCGTGTAATACATAGCGATAACCCCCCGAGCTATGGTATATTTATATATAAAATAAAAAAAGAGAGGGGCCGAAGCCCCGTCTCCTAGTTATCTTCGATGAATCTTGCTAGGCGAATCATTATTCCTCCTAATATGCAAGCACATAGACTGCCAAACAGTATGATTACCATAAACTCTATTGAGTTTGCGTTCTCCATACAGTTGCCATCACAATCACCAGCTGCTCCACTAGCTGAGATTATGCCCAGTATGATTAGTACCATACCGAATACATCTAAAAACATCTTATACATAACTGCCTCCTTTCCTAAAAGATGAGTGTCCCAGCCCACACTGGGACACTCTAGGTTGATTATGCGCCTACGACTCTTGACTGGTCGATGACTTTCGCTTGAACACCAATCTTGTCGATACATCTCTTAGCTTGAGCTGTAGCTTTCTTCTTGGCATCCTCACCTCTATAGTTGAGATCTATATAGGTTTGAAATCCATCGTGAGTCAGACGACACACAAATTTGGTCACTGTATACTTACGTATATTCATAACATCTCCTTCGGTAGTGCAGGGGCCGAAGCCCCTGCTGTTGTAATTACATGCCCATGTTTGCGAATGGATTCGCAGAAGAACGTTTACGTGGTGTAAACTTGCTCTTCACACGAGAATCATGCACACATAGTTTCGGATTCGGGATACTGTTAGTACCGAATCGTCCGCTGTAGATACAACGTACCGTGAGATGCTTACCAACGTTGGACACAACATCCCGAAGCATCTGAAGTGTCATAACTTCCATCGGCTTGATTACCTTGGTAATCACTCCGTTGGTCTTCTCGTATTGAGCGTCCAGCTTGTCAGACAAGCCATCAGCTGTTACGAAGAATGAATAGTTATTCAGCTTCATATCTCCACTGAACTCTTCGTTCTTGACGAAGTAGTCAAGAATTTGAGAGGCATCTTTACCAGCGATGCCCGTCTTGCCTTTGACAAGACGAACCACATCAGGCACTGCAGTCTTCACCACTTTGCCCTTGCTGACGCTGGTAGAGATTTTGAATGTTGCAAGTTGGGCAGCAACCAGCCCGTTAAAAGTATTATCCATAGGATAACCTCCGTAATGAGCCACACCAAACCCACGCTCGGCGTGGCAGTGTTAGCGAAGCGGGCATCCGTGGGAATGTTTGCCCCGTTTCGATGATGTAACTATGGCATAACTGTACACGAATGTCAATTTTGCTCGGTAATGTAGGCTGGAAGCCGACTGTATATAGGCACGGTACAGGGGGGCACATGGACTGCGCACGATCACCGCTTTGTATATAAGTAACCCTCATATAACGAGGGCTGTTTTTTAGAAGGTGTAAAGTTACGAAGTTTCTTGACATGATTGTACATTACACATAGGATCAACCGTATGGATACGTTACCGCTTAAACATACTAAGTGGTCGAACCGACTAGCTTTCGATATAGCCCTGATGCTAGAGGGCAGCGGTGAGACCTTGGACGAACTGAAAGAACGACACTCGGTCAGTGCCGATGATGTGTTGGTGTTCAACAAAGATCCTGTGTTTCTCAAACAGGTCAACTCTTATAGGGATGACATTAAAGAGAAAGGCATGACGTTCAAGCTCAAGGCCAGGGCACAGGCGGAAGAACTACTGACAACTAGTTGGACGTTAATCCATTCTCCAGAAGTATCGCCCGCAGTTAAGGCTGACTTGATAAAGTCAACTGTTAAGTGGGGCGGACTAGAACCAAAGAATGATACAGCTATAGAGGGGCAAAGTGGCGGAGTTAAAATTACAATTAACCTCGGAGGTCAAGACCACATCGCAACAACTACAATTGATCAAGAACCTGAGGGAGAAGTTCTCGAAGATTTACGAGGGCAGACCGATGGCGACATTCAGGACGTTGGGTGAATGCGAACGGATGGGTAAGCAGCTTGAGGATCTGGCTATTACCTTTAGACAAAGAGTGTTTCGTAAAAAGCATATAGTTAGTCCAGGTGATAACTGCACAAGTACCACAGCGTATAAGGGCGAACCGTACGCTATAATTTTGCTGAGTAAGATATGAACATAGACTTTACACCATCAAAGACTTGCACGGAGTTTATGAACTCTGATGCAAAGATGCGTGTGCTTATGGGGCCAGTCGGGTCAGGTAAGTCGGTGGCGAGCTGTTTTGAGATTGTCCGTAGGGCATCACAACAGCATCCTAGTCAGGATGGGGTGAGACGCTCCCGTGCTGCGGTTGTTCGTGAGACTGTTCGTCAGTTGACTGATACGACCATTAAGACGTTTCTCGACTGGTTCCCACCAGGAGTATGCGGTAACTTCATGCGTACTACTAAGACTTACTTTTTTAAAGTTGGTGATGTCGAGTGCGAGATTATGTTTCGTGCACTCGATGATGCAGACGATGTGGCAAACCTGAACTCACTTGAGCTGACCTTTGCGTGGTTTAATGAGTGCAGAGATATTAACCCAGAGATCGTGGATGCCATGTCCAAACGTATTGGTAGATTCCCGTCCGCCAAGGATGGAGGGCCTTCATGGTTTGGTATGTGGGGAGACACGAACCCCCCGACTATGGATACATGGTGGTATTACCAGATGGAGAAGTTAGATCCCAAAGATGGGGTCAGCGACAATGATAACGGTTGGGATGTGTTCAAACAACCCTCAGGCAGAAGTGCTCTCGCAGAGAATGTGGAGAATCTACCCGATGGATATTATGACACCCAAGGTCGCTCAGAAGATTATGTACGAGTCTTTATTGACGGTGAATACGGACTCAGCTCAGCAGGACAACCAGTATACAAATACTTTAGACCAGACTACCATATGGCAACGTCTACGCTCGCTCCTATTACTAACGGTGTGCGTTCTGTTATTGTCGGTATGGACTTAGGCTTGACACCAGCAGCAGTTTTCGGGCAGTTAGATCCCCGTGGGCGAGCGCTGATATTCGATGAGGCAGTGTCCTTTGACATGGGTATCCAGCGTTTCGTCCGCACGATCATACGTCCACTCTTGTATGAACGCTTCTCTAGCTGTCCAGTTATAATCGTAGTTGACCCTGCAGGTACACAGAGAGCACAGACTGATGAGCGTTCTGCTGTCGATATAATAAAAGCAGAAGGCTTCAAAGTATTCCCTGCAAAAACTAACAGTGTGTCAGCTAGGCTGTCAGCTGTCGATGACTTTCTTATGCGACAGGCAGACGGAGACGCAGCTTTCTTGGTTGATCCACGTTGCTCACATCTCAAATCAGCCATGATGGGTGGGTATAGATTCCATCCGAAGAACGGGAACATTGAAAAAAATAAGCACTCACATGTAGCTGAAGCTTTACAATATCTAATGTTGCATATACATTCTATTGGTGAAGGCACGTTAACACCCCAAGCTCGTGAAGTGAGAGTGGTTGCCGCCACTGGGTGGACGTAACTTCGATTCGTAAGACCTCCCTTGGGTGAGATTGTTACTCCACTGGCAGTTCCTCCCAACTTAAGCTCCGTCAAGTTTTCTCCTTTCCACTTGACGGAGCTATTTTTTTGAGTAAACTATAACAAGTTGTCAGTTATTGGAGGTGACTATGGGTAAATGCGGCGGCGGTAAACCTTACAGTAGGATGTCCGACAATCCTAAAATGCAAGGCAGTGGTGGTGTATTAAGGCCATTTATCACAGGTGGGCTAGTTGGCCCTGCTATGCAGTACAGTGATGATATGGATAAAAAGAAAAAACGTAAAGACGATGATGAGGATGATGAAGAGAAAATGGCAAAAGCCAGGAAGTCTCGTAAGAAAGGTTCAAGCTACGGAACAGGGATGGCATAATGGTTGGACTTAGAATGTTGCGGGTTGTTGGTAACGCTGATCTTGTAAAAGAAGAAGAAGCGGCAGCCAAAGCTGCGCTTCAGGACAGGCAAAACGAACCGTATATATTAGGTTTACATTCTCACATAAGAGAATGCTGGGATGCTGCTAAAGATGCTAAGAATCCTATTGAGACTATTATGCTCAAAGCGTTGCGACAACGCAATGGTGAGTATGAACCTGACAAACTGGCAGCTATACAAGCGCAAGGCGGCTCAGAAATTTACATGATGTTAACTGAAGTCAAGTGTCGAGGCGCTGAGTCTTGGTTACGTGACATACTGTTAGATGCTGGCACACCCCCGTGGGATTTAGAACCTACACCCATTCCAGAACTTACACCATCTCAAGAAGCTGAAATACAAGAAGCATTTGCTGAATCTGTCGTTGATATGATTAAGCAAATGGGGCAAGCACCTACACCTACTCAAGCCAATGAATTAAAAGAGATGGTAACCCAAGATTTCCGATTCGGTATGTTACAGGGTGCACAGAATCGTGCAAACAGGATGAAGGTTACTATTAATGATCAGTTTGCTCATGGTGGATGGGCAGAGTCATTTAACGAATTTATTACTGATTTAGTCACATATCCATGTGCTTTCCTCAAAGGGCCTGTTATCCGCAGACAAAGAAGAGTTAAATACGATCAATCGTCTGAGGTTACTACAGTTGCTGCTGATGAGGTTATAGCGCCAGAGTTTGAACGGGTAGACCCGTTTGATATTTATCCAGAACCAGGGATTTCACACATAAATGACGGTTATCTTTTTGAACACCACAAGCTTAGCAGATCTGATCTTTCCGATCTTATTGGTCTGCCTGGGTATGATGACGATGCTATTCGTGAGTTGCTAGACCTAGGTATGGGTGATTACGGTAGCTGGATAACAGAAGATTTTGAATACACAAAAGATGAAGAAGAACGTAAATTTAGCACTCATAGGCGGCCAACAGAATGTTACGATGCCTTAGAGTTTTGGGGTAAAATCAGCGGTAAAATGCTCGTAGAGTGGGGTATGGACGAAGAAATGGTTCCAGATCAGACCAAAGAGTATGACGCAAACGTGTGGGTGATAGGTAATTACGTACTAAAAGCAGTATTAAATTATGACCCATTAGGAGAAAAACCATATGCTAAAACATCGTTTATTAAATCCCCTGGGGCGTTTTGGGGTAAAGGTATACCAGAAATTATTGAAGACGTGCAAAGCGTTTGTAACGCAGCTACAAGAGCGCTTGTCAATAACATGGGCATATCTAGTGGGCCTCAAGTCGAAGTTAACCTCGAAAGGATCCCGCCGAACGAAGACATCACGCAGCT